GCCGGCATCACTTGGCTATTATGAATACAGCGCCCCGCCATTTTGCGCCCTAGATGATCGTAAAGGCTGGGCAGCTGCTAACCCGGCGCTAGGCATACTAATAACCGAGGAAACCCTGCAAGAAGCGCTTACGGTGCAGACCACAGAGCAATTTAGGACAGAGAGCCTTAGTCAATGGATAGACAGCCTACAAAGCCCTTGGCCCTTTGGCGCTGTTGAGGATGCAAGCGATATAAATCTAAAAATGGTTCCTGGCCCGCTTACTGTATTTGCCTTTGATGTAAGCCCTAGCCGCCGAGATGCCAGCTTAGTTATGGGCCAAGTATTGCCAGATGGCAAAATAGGCGTTGCAGTACTAGAAACCTACAGCTCACAGGTAGCAGTAGATGAAATCGTTATAGCAGCTAGTATAAAAAAGTGGTCAGATCTGTATTACCCGCGTTTAGTCTGCTACGACAAATACACTACTGCCAGTATTGCCCAGAGGCTACAAAATGCAGGCGTACAAACCCGAGATGTATCTGGGCAAAGCTTTTATACCGCTTGTAGCGATATGTATGATGCTTTAGTTAATAACAGGCTGAGGCATAGCGGGCAAGATGCGCTAATACAGCAAATGGCTAACTGTGCAGCTAAACAAACCCCAGATGCTTGGCGTATTGTGCGCCGTAAGTCTGCCGGGCCTGTAGATATACCTATAGGGCTAGCTATGGTCATACATATAATGGCTCAACCTGTAGCTGAGGCTAAGGTATACGCCTAGACACGCCCAAGGCGTATGGTAAAGATATACTTGACCTTTAGGCAATAATACGCTCTATGGGATTACTGCAAACACTAGGCATACGCAAGAAAGATATTGAGGCGCAATTATCGCCGCCAATAATGCAACAGGGTTACGGTGCAGGCGTTTACAGTTTTGGTGGTTTATACAGCCAAGGTAACGGCGCACCTTTTATGGATCGGTTCATGGCTTTGCAAGTGCCAGCAGTTGCACGGTGTCGCAATTTACTAAGCGGTGTTATAGCAAGCATAGATTTAGAGCTAATACAAAAATCTACAGGTCGTAAATTACAAAAACCTGTTTGGCTAGATCAACCAGACATTAGACAACCGCGTAGCGTGACTATTGCTTACACAGTAGACAGTTTATTATTTTATGGCGTTGCTTATTGGCGCGTTACTAGCTTATATGAGGATGATGGCAGACCTAGTGGCTTTGAGTGGGTAGCTAATACGCGCGTAACAGTAACTACAGACCAATACGGTGATCAAGTAGATTATTATTCTATAAACGGTGTACGCGTACCAGATAGCGGCGTAGGATCTTTAGTTACTTTCCAGAGTTTGCTACCTGGCGTATTAGAAACAGGCGGGCGCACAATACAAGCCGCGTTAGATATACAGAAAGCGGCAAGCGTTGCAGCTGCTACACCTATGGCTACAGGATTTATTAAGAATAGTGGGGCAGATTTACCAGAGGCGCAAATTAGCGGTCTGTTAGCCGCGTGGAAGGCAGCGCGCAATAATCGCAGCACCGCCTACTTAACTAGCACCCTGGATTATCAGCCTGTGGGCTATTCACCTAAGGATATGACCTACAATGAAAGCTCGCAGTATTTAGCTACCGAGATTAGCCGCTTAATGAATATACCGGCTTATTACATAAGCGCGGATATGAACAACTCAATGACTTACCAAAATATTATAGACGGGCGTAAAGAGTTTGTAGCTTACTCATTACAGCCGTTTATTAGCGCTATAGAAAACCGCTTGTCTATGGATGATATTACGCGGCGCGGCAACATAGTTAGATTTGCACTTGATGAAACATTTTTACGCGCTGATACGCTAAAAAGACTAGAGGCAATAGAGAAAATGCTAACGCTAGGTCTAATTACAGTAGAGCAAGCCCAAGCGTTAGAGGAATTAAGCCCAGATGGACTAGATAAAGGAATAGTAAATGCTACTAACATTTAGCGGCAATATAGAGGCAGTAGACAACGGCGATAGGCGCACGATTAGCGGGAAAATTGCACCTTATGGCGAGGTAGGCAACACAAGCGCGGGCCGCGTAGTCTTTGCAGAAAACTCTATAACCGTGGCAGAGCCAAGCAAAGTAAAACTACTAATGCAACACGATAACAGCAAGCCTGTAGGCCGTATGCAAAGCGTTACAAGCAATAAGACCGGGCTATACGGCAGCTTTAAGATTAGCGCTAGCACACGCGGCACAGATGCAATTTTACTTGCACAAGAACAGCTAATGGATGGGCTTAGCGTAGGTGTAGAGGTAGAGGACTCACGCCAAGAAAAAGATTATCTGCTAGTTACGGCTGCTACCTTGAAAGAGGTATCTCTAGTAGAGAGCGCTGCATTTCCAAGCGCTGCCGTGTTAAAAATTGCTGCACAAAAAGACGCAGTAGATGAAAACCAACCAACAGAAACGAAAGGTGAAACCGTGGACAAAACCCCGGACGAAGTAGCATCAGAGGCGACATTTTTGCCAGACGGTGCAACAGTAACGCTAAAGAGCGTTAGCTATGATAAAGATGATGCCGAGGGCGATACCACACCGGTAGAAGCTGCGCGCAAAATCATTAAGCCAAGTGCATTAAACTCACAAAGAGTACGCACACCTATTACAAATATGGGCGCATACACAGAGCATAAAATTAAGGCAGCGCTAGGTAATGAAACATCTAAGCTATATGTAACAGCAGCAGATGATAGCTTTACAACTAACCCTGCATTTAACCCAACACAATTTCTAACAGAGTTTGTAACTAATACAAACTTTGGCACACCTGCTATAGATGCTTGCTCACAGGGCGTTTTACCTAATTCTGGTATGACTATTTCAGTACCGTCTTTGGTTACTTCAAGTGGTGGCCAAGCAGGCGTAGCACCCGTAGTAACTGTTGAAGCCGAGGGCGGCGCTGTAGAAAATACGGGTATGGTCACGCAATATTTATCTGGAACTGTATCCAAGTACAGCGGTATGAATACGCTAAGTGTGGAGTTGCTTGAAAGATCGGATCCAAATTTTTATTCTGAGCTTACAGCGCAGTTGCAAAATGCTTACCTTAAGACTATTGATAGCACAGTAGTTACCGCGCTTCTTGCTGCTGGTATGAACGGCACAAACACAACAGCAGATTTAGATGGAATTGTAGCTTTCGCAACTGAGGGCGCACGAACAATTTATTCTAACACTGGTTTTTTTGCTACTAATTACATAGCTAACCCTGCACAATGGGGCGCACTTATTGGAGCGCAAGACACTACAAAGCGACCAGTATTTAACGCTTTGCAACCAATGAACGCAGGCGGTCAAGTAGGCCCTCGCAGTATTCGCGGCTCTGTATTAGGTCTAGATCTATACGTTGATAAGAACTTCTCAGCTACTACGTTTGATGATGATAGCGCTATTATTTTAGCGCCAGAGGCATTTACTGTTTATCGTAGCCCACAGGCTTATATGAGCGTAAACGTAGTATCTAATCTGCAAGTACAGGTAGCGATTTATGGCTATATGGCGACTATTGCCAAAATGCCTAACGGTATCTTGAAGTATAAGAAAACCTGATAAATAACTAATAGTCTGGTAGGGCCTTAGCCCTTTGGCTCTACCAGACCTACAAAGAAAGGTACAAATATGCCAGCCACATACGTTACAGCTGCAACACTGAAAGCATCTTTAGGCGTAGGCACTTTGTACGATAGCTACACTTGGATAGAGGACACCTGCCAAACGGCGCAAGATCTAATAAACGGTTTTTTATGGTTTGATTCTGCACCCGTAGTTGGGACAGCGTTAGTAAATAATGTGGCTACGGTGATGATAGCTAACCCCGGCTTATTTACTACTGGTGAATCCGTCACAGTAGCCGGGGCTACCTCAACTTTTAACGGCACTTACACAATTACTAGCACCTTACCGTTTAGCACGGGTACTACTAATTTACTGCCAGCTTTTAATTTACAGCTTAACTATTACCAGTACCCACAGGGTTACAGTTTTATACAGTATGCAAAGGTAGCAGCGGATCAAAACTTTAGGCGCGTAGTACCTAGCGGCACTATGACCGGTGACGATACAAAGACGGCAACCTACGCTAATACGCCTGCTATAAATGCAGCTGCACTTATGCTAGCTGAGAATATTTGGACTAGCCGATTTAGTACACAAAATGGCGGCGTGAGCGTAGACGGTTACAGCCCTAGCCCATTTAAGATGAGTAATACTTTAATGGCATCTATACGCGGTTTGTTAGCGCCTTACTTATCGCCTAACGCTATGGTCGGATAATGCCAGCCGCGATAACTACACTACGCAGCACTATAGCCGCTGCCTTAGCTAATAACTCTGTTTGGAGTACGTTTAGTTTTCCACCTAGCACAATAGTAGCTAACAGCGTAGTAGTAGCCCCGGCAGACCCTTATTTAACGCCTAGCAATAATAAGCAAGCGACTATATCGCCTATGGCTAACTTTAAGATTATTATGACCGTGCCAATGTTTTCTAATGAAGGCAACCTGCAAGGCATAGAAGATACAATAGTAGCCGTGTTTAATAAATTAGCAGCTAGCTCTATTGTATTTAACGTTACCGCTGTAACCGCGCCTAGCGTTTTAACGCTGCCAAGCGGTGACCTGCTAACAAGTGATTTACAAATATCCGTACTAACGAGCTGGAGCTAAAAATGGCACTAACAGATGAAGATAAAGCGTTTCTTATCAAGATAGGTCAGGAACTGCCTAAAGAGGTTAAAGAAACAAAGAAAAAAGAAACACCCGTAGAAACAACGACAACAGAAACAGAGGTATAACAAATGGCAATTTTTCTATCTAACGGCGTAGTAGTTACGCTGAACAGCGTAGACCTATCAGATCACGTTACTAGCGCAACTATTAACCGTAGTTTTGATGAGCTGGAAGTAACAGCAATGGGCGATACAGCTCACAAGTTCGTCAAAGGTTTAGAGGCAAGCACTATTACGCTTGATTTTCTAAATGATAATGGAGCAAGCGGTTCAGGCGCAGTACGCGCCGCGTTGCAAGCTGCGTGGGGTACTACTGTAGCGCTAACACTTAAGCAAACTAGCGCCGCTATATCTACAACGAACCCAGAATATCAAACTACGATTTTGGTCAACAACACTACCGATATTAACGGCGCTGTTGGTGATATTAGTAGTCAGAGTATTACATTTACCTGTAACTCACCTATCGTAGTAGACACGACACCATAACGAATAGACAAAGGGGCACACAATGGCAAAGCTAAAAATAACAAGGGCAGACGGCAGCGTAACCGAGCATAAGATTACGCCCCGTATTGAGTATGCCTTTGAGCTGTATGCAAAAAAAGGTTTTCATAAAGCCTTTAGAGATGATGAGAAGCAAAGTGACGTTTACTGGCTAGCTTATGAGTGCCTACGCACTAGCGGCGAAGTAGTAAAAAGTTTTGGGGCAGATTTTCTAGAAACCTTAGCTAAAGTTGAGGTACTAGACGATGACCCTTTGGAATAGTGGGGCGCGGTAGTTTTGGCTATCTAATCGCACAAATTGCGGTAGAAACAGGCATAGCGCCCCAGTATTTATTAGACTTAGATGATGTAATGTTTAAGAATATATTAAAGGTTTTAACAGACAGAGCTAAGGCGGTGCAAGATGCCAACAGAGGTAGAAAACGCGCTTGAGCTTAGACTTGCCTTAAAAAAATATATGCCAGATTTAGCTAAAGAAACGCAAGATCAAATGGCTAATGCGCTACGCCCTGTAGTAGCTAGGGCTAGAGGTTTTATACCGGCAGACTCAAGATTATTAAGCGGTTGGGTTAAAGGTACAGCTAGCATAGATACAATTGACTACAGGGCATTTCCAACATTTAATAGTGGTGATGCTAAGCGCGGTTTAGGTTATAGGGTCACACCGTCTAAGCCTAATAAATCCGGGTTTGTATCTTTAGCTAGAATACAACAGGCTAACGCGGGCGGTGCAATTTATGAAACTGCTGGGCGATTAAACCCAAACGGTAAAAAGCAAGGCCCAATAGTAGACCGTTATAAAAATGGCGTTTATGATCAAACTACGCATACCGGTAAACAATACTCAACAAGCTTAAACCCTAATGCGGGTCAGCAATTTATGGAAAGCATAAACAGCACCGGAAAGTTAGTAAACGCAAGGCCTAAAGGTCTTAAAGGCAGACCTAGCCGTAAACAGATAGGCCGCGCTATGTATA